GTGATTAATAACATCTTTGTCGCAAGTATAGTAGACTTTTGCGACAGCTATAGTAGAAAATAATCTACAGAATAAGGCTTATTGTGGAAAATATACACCCATTCGGGTACTTATATCCGTTTATATTCGAAAATATACTTAATCTATCCCTAATGGGTATAAAACAAAATAGCCCTACACGTTTGTAGAGCTATCCTGTAATCAAATAATCAATATAAGCCTAAACCAAAAGGCTAAAATGGATAGTCAAATATATCACACTTAATACTATGTGCATAAGTATGTGAATAAGATGTTGAAAGCAGATAAGTTAATAGTCTAATTTTGAGCACATGAAGAACGAAGAGGCGCTAATCCAAGAGGCTGTTATTAACTATGTTAATGCTCAATATAGTGGCACTCTTTACTGTGCATCTGCAGGAGGGGTAAGAACTTCAATGAAACAGGCTGTAATGATGAAGCGCACAGGATATGTAAAAGGCTTCCCTGATATCTTTATCTATGAGCCTCGTGATGCCTTCCATGGCTTAGCTATTGAGATGAAACGTGAGAAGGGAGGAGTAGTAAGCTTACATCAGAAAGAGTGGCATAAGAAGCTAACTGAAAGGGGATATTTCTGCGCTATTTGTAAAGGCTTTGATGAGGCTAAATTAATTATTGATGAGTACCTACATCTCTGAAATTAACCGATGCTATGCCGAATGGCGCAGAGTAGCAGCAACTGTTACCCGGTTAGATTTAGCTGATGAACTTTTACACGATACACTACTTAAGATATTAGAAAGTGATAAAGATAAATTACAGGATATTCACAACCGAGGTAAGCTCAATAACTATGTGAGCAACGCTATTAGACTATCTGCACGCTGCAGTAACAGCTCATTTAACTACACTCGTTTAAGATTCGAAAAGATACGCAACGATTTGAAAGATGATATCATAGATGATGTAAACAAAAATGTAGGAATGAGACTTGAGAATGAGCAGTTAGATATCTTTATCAGCAGGCTGCCATATTTTGAGAGAGAGCTATTCTTTCTGTATGCGCTTGACGATTTCAGCTACCAAGAGTTAGCTAAAGAAACTGGCATACCTTTGAACTATCTTTACCGTACAATTAAGAAAGCTAAAGTGACACTTAGAAATTCGTTACAAATATGACTAAAGAAAACTACGCTGCCAGAATTGACATCTGCAATAACTGCGAAGTATTTAACACGCGGTATAAAACGTGTGGGCCTCCTACTAATGCTATTAATCCATTCGCCAAACCAACTGAGCTTAATGGGCATCTATTCAAGCCATGTGGCTGCCCTATAGATCACTTAGCAATGTATGCAGTCAAAGATTGTCCAGCTAAGAAATGGCCTATCTTAGATGATAGATTAGTAATTGAGAACATGCTGGCCTTTATAGAATCTTTGAAGCGTAAGAATCAGGTAACGAGCCAAGATATGAAAGTGGTAGGTGAACTCAGAAAAAAGTACACTAAGTTAGATTACCCTGGTACATCATGTGGCCCATGTGCTAAAAAATATGTAGACGATGTAGAGCAGCAGCTAATCTCTGAGCTAACTAAATTAGAACAAGCTCAAGCACTGATAGAATTAACGCAAGTAAAGCTCACTCCTGAGCCAATACAAAAGAAACGAAAAGCTAAACGTAAAAAAATATGACTATACTTATCATCTACTTAGTAGGATTCCTACTGCACACTGGCATCCTTTGCCTAAACATTTACAGACATCAGAGGCACCTATCTAACTTCCATTGGTATGCTTATGTAGGTGTTATCTTTACAGGCTTTGTATGGCTGCCTTTTTGGATATACATCACAGTGCTACGTTTTCAACAGCCGAAATAGTTTTGCACAAATTAACTGAGTGACATTTTTATTTATAGATTTGTCATAGGGTGGTATTACTGTAGATTTGATTTAAGGTTTTATACGCCCTTTGGATGTTCTCACCCTGCATCCTTAGGGCTATATTTTTTACAGAGGGAAGCGATTAACAGCAGTGTAAAGAATGAATTGAGCTACTGCGGGATAGTAACACAGCTCAGGGGTATGGCTAAGGTATAAGCCCCAGGTTACTTAGGGATGGCAATATCTCTAAAAGGTAGATACCAGGTTAGTGCACATTGCTGATGACACTAATACATGATGGCGAAGGACTCATGCGACAAGCATTGAGATAGTCATTTTGAATGAGAGCCCAACACAGTTAGCAATAGCTGTGAAGGATACTTCTATCTCTCATTTAGCTCAGGATCTAAGCTCTAAGCATAGAGTTAATTAGCTAAGAGCTTTAGCTAATAAGCAAAAGCTAACTAACTAATTAACTAACTTATGAATGATAATAAGTATAACTTTTTGAGGGCTCAAGTAAAGATGTTTAATCCTAATATGACTGACTTAGAAATTGATAAGGAGTGCGAGAAGATTCTAAATGCTGGTGAGGGAGGAGAGGATGAGAGCTGCCTTTATTGTGGATCATAACTGTTAAATATCAATAATCAATTATACAAATAACCGAATTATGCAAGCTACATTAACATTTGATTTAGAGATACCTGAAGATGCAGCTCACCATCTTAGATGCACTAAAGCATTAGATTTAGCACTGTGCTTAAATGAGTTCAACACTCAGCTACTATCTCAGCTTAAGTATGATGAGCTATCAAATAAAGAAAAGATATTACTATCTAGGGTTAATGAGTTACTGCAAGAGACGATGGATGAGTATGGCATTAACTTAACTGAGCTTTGTAGATGATATTAATACCAGCACAGCTTGAATCAGTAGGCACACGAAAAGATAAGACTCTTAAACTTACCTTCGGTACTAATGAGCTCACTCCGGCACAAGCAGCTGAACTGTTCGGTACTGCCAATCAGTTCGGTTATCTTGCATTTAAGGATGAGAGCTTTAGACGTGAGGAGCTGGATGCAGTAGAATCACTTAAATCAGAGTTAGAAGATACACTTAAGAAACCATCTCAACGCTTGAGAGGTATAATGTTTAGAGTTTATGAGGTTGATTCAGAGGGATTTACTACCTTTGCTAAATACTATGACTCTAAGATGGAGCAGTTAATAACACACTTTAAGAACAAGTTAGCATGAGTGAGGAGAACTTACAAAGTCTTACTATTAAAAAAAGTGCTATGTATGAGGCACTTACAAAGAACTTAGGCAATGTAACTAAATCGGCTGAGGAGATTGGAATACATAGGCAGACTCATTACGATTGGATGAATGATGATTCTGAATACAAGGCAGCAGTAGACTCACTTAAGAATGTAGCTTTAGACTTTGCAGAGGAGCAGTTACGCAAGCTGATGGAAGGAGCAGAGCGCCAGGCATTAACTCACGATGGTGAGATAGTAACTATTAAAGATGCACCTAACACATCAGCTATAATCTTTTACTTAAAGACACAAGGCAAGCAGAGAGGGTATATCGAAAGGCAAGAGCTCAGCACAGAGATAAAGAGCATTAACATTACAATAGACGGTACAAATATATGATTATAGCTCAAACAGTTTTATTGTGGATTATTGCTATCTGTTTATGTGAGATTGGAATTGAGTTAAAAAAAATTAGAAAACAAAATGAGCGAGAAGATAATAAGCACTAAGTACAGTGATCAGACGCTGGGCACCTATGTAGATTTCCTTAATGCCGGAACTGATAGCATTTCACAGATTCAGGCAATAACAGGATTAAAGCGTGATGATATTAGGAAGATTGATGTCACAGTTATTGATAAAATTGTGACAAATTACTCGCAAGGTTTACGCCAAGATGAGAAGGTATTTAAACAATTTATAGATATTGATGGTGTGAAGTTCGGCTTTCATCCTAACCTGAAGAGCATGACCTTTGGAGAGTGGTTAGATCTATCTGAGTTTAGTAAGAACTTTCCTAACCAATTACCTGAGCTCATGTGCATTCTCTATAGACCGGTAACAGCTGAGATTAATCTGCAGTATAAGATAGAGGAGTATGATAGCGACATTCACCTCAAGTATGTACCTCAAATGAGGAAGCTTAACTTAGCCAATGTCAATGCTGCGCTGCTTTTTTTTTCGACACTCAGCAAAGATTTGCAGAACAGTACACCCGAATATTTAGAAGCGGAGCTGGCGAAGCTGAAGAGGGAGATCAGTCAACTAGCCGAAGAGGTGAAACATTAGCAAGCGTTTATCAATGGTGGCATGTCATAGAGGAGATGAGCGAAAGAGATGTAACTAAGTTTGATGCCATAACTAATCAGAGAGCTACTACCATCTTTACCCATTTGACCTATGCCATGGACTACGCCAACAGCTTACAACAAAAGCTAACTTAAATTCCACTATAAGATATGAGCACAATCAATTACACATACAACGTAATAGTAGATAGGTTTAGACAATTCGCAGCAGGGCACTTTCAGCTACGTAGGTTTACACATGGAGAGATTAGCCAGGCCGATTTAGAGAAAGAGGCAGAGTGGCCATGGATGCACGTTAAGCCTCGGGCTATTAACTACTCACCAGGCACAAGAGCTTTTAGCTTTGAGGTATTTATCTCTGATCTACCAAGAGACAAAGAAGATAAGACAAGCTACCAAGCTGAGAGCATTACCGACTGCTCACTTATCTTTCAGGACCTTATCAATGAGATTCATTTAGGGCACATGTTTGGAGATGATGTAGTGCTTACTCGCCCGGTAAACTCAGAGCCATTTGTTGAGCAATACACTCACACCTTAACAGG